TTACAACCACGAAACCATTGCGATGGGCTTCTCCATCACTGAAGAGGCCGTGGAAGATAACTTGTACGACAGCCTCTCCAGCCGCTACACCAAGGCTTTGGCCCGTGGTATGGCTTACACCAAACAAGTTAAAGCAGCGTTTGTATTGAACAATGCGTTTAATTCCAGCGTGGTGTACGGTGACGGCGTTTCCCTCTGCTCGACTGCTCACCCACTGACTTCCGGTGGTGTAAACAGCAATCGTCCCACCACTGCTGCTGACTTGAACGAGACTTCTTTGGAGAACTCGGTCATTCAGATCGCAGCTTGGACCGATGAGCGTGGCTTGCTGATTGCAGCAAAACCCAAAAAGCTGGTCATTCCTCCTTCGCTGCAATTTGTTGCAACGCGATTGTTGGAAACTGAACTGCGTGTTGGTACCGCTGACAACGACATCAACGCCATCAAAAACAACGGCTCCATCCCTGGTGGTTACACGGTCAACAACTTCTTGACCGATACCAACGCTTGGTTCCTGTGTACCGATGTTCCCAATGGCTTGAAGCACTTCGTGCGGACTCCTTTGTCGAACTCCATGGATGGTGACTTCGACACCGGAAACGTGCGTTACAAAGCCCGTGAGCGTTACAGCTTCGGCGTCTCGGACCCACTGGGCATCTTCGGAAGCCCTGGCGCTTAATTGCGCATACAAAAGAAGGGGCTTCGGCCCCTTTTTTCTTGCCATGATTTAAACGTAGTGATATATTTCCCCAATCCCGGACTTTCCGGTGTATCTGACGGCTCCGGGCCGACTTCATGCAGACAGATACGCCTCAACCGCATGAGGAAATCATCATGGCTATGACCACTTTTCAAGGCCCAGTCCGTTCGTTGGCTGGCTTTATCAACCAAGGCCCCGCAACCACCATTGACTTGGCTAACGGTACAAATACCGTAACCTTGGATGTTGCCACGTATGCAGGCAAGACCATTCGCACCAATGATGCCACTCTGGTCATCACGCTGCCAACCATCAACACTACGGCCAACCCAGTGACCTCTGGCCCCGGCCAAGACCCCAGCACCTCCAACAACGTTGGCACCAGCTACACGTTTGTGGTTGAGACTGCTGCGACCGCCTTAGCTATCAAGACAGATGGCACTGACAAGTTTGTCGGTTCCATGATAATGGTTGACACCGATAGCTCCGGCGCGGTTACAGCTTTTGCCCCCGGTGCAACCAATGACGTTATCAACTTCAATGGCACTACTACTGGCGGCATTGCTGGTACGACTGTTACCGTGACTGTGTTGGCCGCTCTCAAGTACATGGTAACTGGTGTGGCACTGGCATCCGGCACCGTTGTCACCCCATTTGCTGACGCTTAATTGATCTCGGGGGCTTCGGCCCCCTTTTTAAAGGAGATTGATATGGGCATGCAAACAGACGTTAAATCAGGCCACCTTAACAACTCTGGTTTTGTTGTTTTAGGGCGCAATAGGCTCAAAGCCGTTTCTATGGTTGGTACAGCTACGGCTGGAACACTGGACATCTTTGACACGACTACAGCACCCGTTGCCGCTACATACGAGAGGGCGGCCACCCTTATCACTGTGACCAAAAGTGCGCACGGACTGGTTACTGGCGATGTAGTCGGGCTTACGTTTGCAACAGCAAGCGGAACATCTGGCACAAACGGTAACTATTCAATTACACGCACTGGTGCAAACACTTTTACAGTTACAGACATTAACTCTGGAACTATTGTTGCTGGAACAGTAGCGGCATATGCATCACTTTGGCTTGCCAGCTATGACACGGGTGCGTCTGACTTGTTTGGTAATTTTGCGTTGATTCCCGGCGAAGGGATACTGGCAATAAATGGTATCTACTTGAGCATGAGTAACTTACTTTCTGCAAACATTTACTATGGCTGAAGAAACACGCCCAATGGATGTTGCGGGTCGCAAAATGATGATTGCGATACCTGCTTATGATGGCAAGTTGAACATCAAGACTTCCTTTGCCTTGGCCGATTTGGTGGTCAAGGCATCGAAGTTTGGTGTTCAGGTGCAGCTATCGCATCTGTCGGGCTGCTCCATCATCACCAAGGCGCGGAACATCCTTGCGGCAAACTTTCTTGAGTCTGACTGCACGGACATGCTGTTTATTGACGCAGACATCGTGGTGGACGCAGAGTCTGTCTTGCGCCTTCTGGCGCTGAGTACAGGCAAGGACATTACCGCTGGCATGTATACACGCAGGGCAGAGGACAAGAAGTTTTTTTTGGACATCTACACAGATGCCAATGCAGCTTTGGAGTTTGACAAGCATGGGATGCTGCGGGTTGAGAATGTAGCCACTGGCTTCATGATGATCCAGCGCCATGTGCTTGAGAAGATGGTTGAAGCTCGGCCAGAACTCAAATACTTTAACGACACGTACAACAGGGATGAGTACGCTCTGTTTGACTTTGAGTTGGTCAATGGTCAGTATTACGGTGAAGACTACACATTCTGCCGCAGAGCCCGCGAGAATGGCTTCAACATCTTCATTGACCCAGAGATAACTCTTCCGCATGTGGGGTCACAAGAGTACCACCGCAGTTTTAAAGACACAGTGTTAACTCCTCTCTTGGAAGAGTTTTGCACTCCCAAACTGAAGGTTGCAAATGGCTAATTCAGGAAAGAAAAAGGGACCAGTCTTGTCTGTTGGACGGGGCGAGAAGCTTCCTGTATCAAAAGGCGCGGGGCTGACAGCCAAGGGTAGAGCTAAGTACAACGCAGCCACAGGCAGCAATCTCAAGGCCCCACAACCCCAGGGTGGAGCCCGTAAAGATTCGTTTTGTGCGCGTATGTCAGGGATGCCTGGGCCAATGAAAGACGAGAAGGGCAAGCCAACCCGCAAGGCGGCTGCTCTGGCAAGGTGGAAGTGCTAAATCATGGAAATGATGATTTGGAATATAGTGTTGACCGCTATAGTGGCTCTGCTTGGCTTCATCGTAAAAGAGAAGTTTGCTGAGCTTCAACGCTTGAGCATTCTTTTGAATAGAACCAGAGAAGAAGTTGCCCGTGATCACATTACACGCCATGAGTTCCGGGCAGACATGGCGCAGTTAATGGAGCGTTTTGATCGACTTGAGCGCAAGATTGATGCTATGCGAGGCAGACACGTAGAGTAATCGGCATTTCAACAGGGCCGCAAGGCCACAACTTTAAATAAGGCGGCATTATGAAAAAAGGTTATGCAGATGGCGGTATGACGATGGTTAACAAGGGCGGGAAGATGGTTCCCGACTTTGCGGCTGACGGCAAAGGCAAGATGTCTAAGGGCGGCATGGCAAGCGGCATGCACAAAATGCCTAATGGCAAGATGATGAAAGACTCCGACATGAAGGGCGGCACTAAGAAGATGATGAGCGGTGGCATGTCCTACGCCAAAGGCGGTGTTGCAACCTCCTTGAAGTCGCATGCTTCAATGCCTGCATCTAAAGCTCACAAGGGACTCAAGGCCGGTGGCTCGGTTGGTACAACCAAGATGGGCTCAGTCAAAACTGCAACCAAGCCTGATGGAGGTATCTCCAAAGGCGGCACCAAAGGGACCATGGTCAAGATGTCCCGTGGTGGCAAAACCTGCTAAGGAGTAATCATGGCGCACAAGAAAATCAAACGCTTTCAAGAAGGCGGAATGTCTGAAGATGAAGACAAGGCCGCTGGCTTAGAAGCCTCCAGAGATGACAAGGTTGGCTTTCTTGAGCGCCTGCGCATGGGCAACATTGATGACTCCAGTTCCGAGGCGTATAAACGCTTTGGTGCTGGCCGTGGTCGTGCTGCCCGCGTTCCCGTAGAAGACAGGGCTGGTACACCCGTCGAAGAGATTCGTGCGCGTGAAACACCCGCCCCGCAGACCATCTCTGATGCCATGATGGATCGTGGCCGCGCAGAGGGAATGCGTACAGGTTCTGGAGATGCAAGTGTGGCAGAGTCAACTGGACCTCGCACAAAGCCATTTGGAGCTTCTGCGCGGCCTGCAACCACATCTCCAGTGGCAGTACGATCATCATCTTCTGCTGCCCCCATTCCAAAAATGATTAGTAGAGAGGAGGCGGCTCGCCGCAGTGAGGCTTTTGGTCCACGGAGGGTTAACAAATCTGCCCCCGCTTCCAATACCGCCTCCACCGCAACGCCTAGTGCAACCTCTTCGACAAAATCAGCGGCGGACATGATTCCAACTGGAAGTAACAACAAAGTTACCGGTGGTGAACGCATCGAGCCAATGTCAGACACGGAGCGTAACTTAACCAACATACTAGCGGGAACGGGCGCTGGCGCAGGCGCTCTTGGTATGCTGTACAAAGGCAAGAAAATGCTTGATGCCCGTAAAGCGGCGCAAGTCGGGGCAAAAAAACGCGCCAACCTTAAAAGAGATGTTGAAGAGGGTATTGATCGAAACTTGGCTTCTGAGTTTCAAGACTTGGCTTCTTCGGCGGCAAAAAACTCTACCAACGCAAAAACCGCAGCCGAGCGAACCCGTGATTTAACCGCAGGGCAAGCCAAAACAAAATTTACAAGCCAGTCCAAAGCTCCATCTAAGCGCACCAAAAAACTTGACGACAGCGAAGTTGGCGTTGAGTTTAAACGTGGCGGAAAAGCAATGAAGTCTGGTGGTTCGGTGAGCCCTGCATCTAAACGTGCGGATGGCATTGCCACTCGCGGTAAAACCCGTTGCAAGATTTGCTAAGGAGCATGACATGACCCCCGAAGAGAAACAGATTCGCCAAGAGATTGCCGACCGCAAGATGCGTGAAGCTGCTACTAAGGCTTATGACGCTGCCGACAAGACGCCCCCTGCGCCTGCGGTCAAAAAAGCCAAGGGCGGCTCTGTGACCCGTGCCGATGGTTGCATCACCAAGGCCCACACCAAGGGCAAGATGATCACCATGGCTAGTGGCGGGATGTGCTGACATGATGGCAAGTCGCGGCATGGGGGACATCTCCCCTTCAAAGATGCCCAAAGGCAAGCGTAAAGCTCGCCGGGACAACACTGACTTCACGCAATATGCCGAAGGCGGTGAAGTTAAACTCGTGAGTAACTCGTTAAAAAAAGCTGGCTTTTATAAGGCGGGACAAAACAAAAGCAAACGATTAGGTATTATTAATAAAGTAACAACTAAACCCCAGCGGATGGAAATAGTTGATAATTTATTTTTAAATAAAAAA